AGCCCGCAGGCTGGTTCTAGCCTCGCCCGTTGGGGTTTTGCGAATATCCGTCAAAAACGAAAGCACTTCGCCCGCCACAACGCGCGGCACAAACGGCCAAATATCAGCCATTATTGCGAGCCATATGGTTTAGGTAAATGGCCTCACCTTCCGGCCCTGCCATATATTCACCCACTAGAGACATATCAAACAGGTTGATGCTTTTCACGTTGACATTCGGTGCCGCCGCAGCTTGCGGCGCGGCAGATAGCATCTGCGCTGATTTCTGAGCGTTGAACACCTTGGAGCCTGTCGGCAGGTTCACTAATTCCGGCCCGCGCTCACCCACAAGGCTCATGCCGCCCTGCCAATCCTCAGTGCCGTTGGCGTTAAAGCCAAACAGGCTGGCCAGCCCAGCCCCGCCCCCCGATAGCCCACCAAGCGCGCCACCAAACAGCGCCTTAAACCCCGCCATAAGCGCCATTTTGCCAAGCTGCCCCGCCAAATCAGCCAGCGCGCCGATGGCTGATTTTGTGCCGGAGAATATTTCGGTGAAGGTCGAGGCAAACGTGCTAGCAAGCCCATCCGCCGCCGTATTCGCCTCTTCTGCCGCGTTGCCCGCCGCCCTTGTGGCATTCTCAACCGCATTCATAGAGCGCGCGGCACCACCGCCAGCAGCTGCCACACCGTTCAGGCGTTCCTCTGCGAGGGCAAGGTAGTGATTATATTGCGTCTGGTCGATCAGGCCTTGGCTAAGGGCCGCGTCCAAGTTGGTCACAGCCTCATCATATTGGGCCAGTTTCGCGTTTACGGGGTCGATTGCGAGGATCAAGTTTTCTAACGCCGCACGCTGTTCATTCACGGGCTGCACGCCCGCGCCAGCACCTCCATAATCAGCATTGATAACGGTGCTTAGGACGCGGTCTAGGCCGGATTGAGCATCATCAAGCTCGGAGATTCTATCTCTAAGGGTATTTTCAGCATTACCGATAACAACATCACGAACCCCGCTCACCAGCCCAGCGAGAAAAGGCACACTTTCCTCCGACGATTGTTTCATCGCCAGCTGGTGTTGTAATTCCGCCTTAGCTGCCTCAAGGTTCGCCTTTGCTAAGGTGACGCGCGCGCCAGCCAAGGTTACAGCCTGCTGCGCCGCCCCCGGCATTTGCGCGGACACCCCACCCATTGCCGCCGCAAGGTTGTTTTCTGCGGCTGTCGCCGCTTCTGTTGCCGCCTGATAGTCAGACGTAGCGCCACTGCCCTCCCCAAGCCTATATACAACCTCCCCAATTAGGACCGCGAGGCCACCCAAACCTGTTCGTAGCATCGCTCCTTTGAGCGTAATCAGCGCGGCAGAAAACCCGCCTGTGGCAATCGCTGCCGCCGCCATCGCTCCAACCAATCGCACCCCGAGAAGCGTCACAAACGTGCCAATATATGTGGCCAATCGCTTTAGGTTATCCGCAAAACCGTCAATCATTTTGCGCAGCAATCCACCTTCGCGCATCGAGTTGGTGAAAGCCTCCGCCATTTTCCCAAGCGCTGGAACAACCCGCAAAGCCAACCGCTGCCCGAAGCGCTCCGAGATGATTGATAGCCGCGAAATCTGGTCGTTTGCGCGCTCAATCCTTTCGGAATCCACCTTGCTCAGCTCAAGGCCATAATCCCGAATATCTGCCCGCGTCGCGCGGATAGCATCGCCGCCCTGAATCATGAGCAGCGCCATTTCGCGGTTTCTAACCCCGAAATCTTGCAGAATGGCAGTGGCTTGGCCGGACGAAAGGCCCAGCTCCACCATGCGATCCGCAATCAGCGCCAACCGCCCGTCAACGTCCAGCGCCAGCAGCTCCTCAGCCGATAGCCCCAACTGCCGGAGCGCGTCATCAACCGGCCCACCCTCACCAGCCCGCGAAAGCTCACGGTTCATGGTTTGCACGTCATTCGTCAGGCTGGAAAGGCTTATGCCCGCCTCATCCGCCGCCAACTGCACAGCCCTAAAACCGCCGATAGAAGCATCAAGGCGGCGGGAGGCCTTGGCCAGATCGTCAATCTGCTTCGCCCCAAGCAGGGCCGCACCCGTAATCGCCCCACCAAAAGCCACAGCAGCGGCGGAAACCGCCAAAAACTGCCGCCTCATGGCCTTAAGCGGGTCTTTCACCCCCCGCGCGCCCTTTTGAAACTTGGAGCTATCAAGCCCAAGATTGGCCCGTAGAGAGCCGATTACAGCATTGCCCATGTTGGTATATCCTCCTTAAGCGGCCCGCCACTTTTGGGCCTTACATTAAAAAAGGCCCCCGAAGGGGCCTTGATCCGTTGCTATGCAGCGAACATCGCGCTACTAAAATTCGGCCTGACCCTCAACGGAAAGTGAATTTGCACATGAGCGAAAACGTCAAAACAGTGCTGTCTTTAATAGCAATAGCAGTCGCCGCGCCGTTTCTTTATTGGTCGTGGACCTCCGAAACAATAAACCCGCCCCGCCCCGAAATGAGCCAATCCGAAAAGGATGCGGGCATCCTTAGGCGAGCGTGCAAAAACCTCCTTGAAGGTGTGTTGCACGACCCCAGCTCCGCAGAGTGGTCAATGGGCGATGACGGCTGGTACCAGCGCTGGCCCGTGCGCGATGACGGAGCCAAACTATCTGTCACCGCCACATTTCGCTCAAATAATGCGTTTGGCGTATTGGTTATGGGCCAGTATCGCTGCACCGCAGACCGAGAAGATGGCGTGTTGGTTTTTACGGGCTTAGAAAGCCTCTAACCTCCCATCCCTTTCAAGTGGTCGGCCATTTTGATGGTTTGTAAGCCCTTGCCAGAGGCAGAGAGCCGCATCGCAAGCATATCTTCCGGTTCCGCGTCGTTCGCCCCTGTTAAAAGGCTGTCCAAAGGCACAGGCTTTTCAGACCGTGGCAAATATGCGGAATGCCAAGCCAACCACGCACGATGCTCCGCTTCGCGTTTGAGCCGATCACCCGCCGCCTCAATCTCTGCCAGCGTCAAGCGCGGCGATATTTCCCAGAACCTATCTGGCGGCAACTGCGCCGCCACATAGGCCCTGTGTGAAGCGGCTAGGAAGTCTTTTTCTTCGGCCTGTTGGCTTTTTTCTTCGCCGCTCTGCGCTTTTTTCGGTTGCCGCCCGCCTCATTACTATCCTCCTTAACGTCGGGGAATGTAACTTTTTGAAGCTTGCCGAAAATCAAACGGTCCGCGCCAAGAATATCATCCGCAAGTTCGGTGGTTGCCTCATCGGGATGATACCGCTGTAACGCAAGTTTTATTGTAAGAACTAAAGCCCCAAAATGTGGGACTTGTCCCGTCTGAAACACCTTAAGGTCTAAGCCATATGCGTCTTGAAGCGCACCTATTGCTGTATTGGTCAAGCACAGGCGGTAATCCTTGCCTTCATGCTCAACCCGCAATACGCCAATTTTCTTCGCCATGATTACGCCACCACATTAGCAGTTGGGCCAGACGTAGCCGTGGCGGTGCCTTCCGTGTTGGTGCCGGTCACAACAACATGGACGGGGAAGCCGGTGGAGCCACCCACAACAACCATGGTTGCGCCCGTTTCAGCCGCAATGTTGATAAAGCCGCCGCCGGTGTCCTCCTGCCATTGGTAGGTGAAGGTCGGAGCCTCAGTCCACGCCCCAACCATGGCCGTGAGCGTCTGACCAACCTGCGCAATGCCGGAGATCGAAGGCAGGAGCGTGTTCGTTGGGGCAGCGGCAGCAATGACGCGGCCCATGACCTTGAACGATGCCGTAACCATCTGCTTTTCAGCCACGCTCATAGATGGAACGTATTCGTTTACATAGCACTGGTAAGTGACGGCAGTGCCACCGCTTGGTGTGATTTCCAGCAACACAAGTTCGCGCGTGCCAGCGCTGGTCAAGTCCGCAAGCTCTTGCAGAAGTGCGTGCGTTGGTGATGTTGGCCAGTATTGCAGCTCAAGCCCATAATCCGCGACAGCTTTCATGCCGGGCATGGTTTCTTTGGTGCCGCCCGGGGAATTGAAGTGCGTTACGTCAACATCATCTGGTGGCTGGCTCGGCACACTGGCTTTTTCACCGCCCATAATATCGGTCCAATCTGGGCCAGCACCACGCCCAATGCGGATTTTCGTGCCATAACCAATATCAACTAGGCTAAACTGTTCAGGCATCTTAATTTCTCCATTTTGTTAGAAAGTCCAATTGTTTGCCGAATGGCCGCGCGGAATCAGTGACCCCGCCCGAATACTCATCCCGCTCGGAAACGCAGAACACGCCCCGAAATCCGCCCGCCCGATACCCATCAAGCAGGCCTTTAACCGCAGCGGCCACCGCAGCCGCCTCTGCATAGCTTTCGCCGTAACAGCCGACCTGCACGCGGCCCTCGTAAAGCCCATCACCACCACCGAAAACGAACCCTTGGCCGTTATCCCCGATCAGTTGCAGGGTAACGCGCGGCAAGGCCGCGCCCTGTGAGCCAACACCCCAATCAATGCGCGTGCCGACCAACGCCGCCAGCGGGCCATCGGCCAGCAGCAGCGCACGAAACTCAACTTGCATTTGCTATCCTCCAGCCAAACGAGCGGCTTTGCGCTCGGCTCGTGCCATTGATTTCTTAATCTCGGCCCACGCCTCTGATTTCAGGCGCTCAAGCAGCGCGCGGCTGTCTTGGTCCCAAGCTGGCCGCATAAAAGGCTGCGCCGCCATTTTGTATGTGCCAAACTCAAGGAGGTGGCCATGCCTGCCACCCGCGCCGAGGTCGTATGAAGGGCCAACAAACATCTCCACCGCCGCCTTATCGTCCCGAAACATTCGGCGGTGCATACCTGCTTGCCGCCGGTCCAGCTTTGGGCTGACCGTGATCGACGCTGCCAGCGCGCCGCTA